AAATGAGAATTTTAAGATTTACGGCGCCTTGGTGCCAACCATGTAAAGAATTGGCCAAGAACATTTTAAAATCTAATATAACACTTCCTATTGAGGTTATTGATATAGATTTAAATCCAGAATTGGCCAAAGAATATGGAATTCGTTCTGTACCTACATTGGTGATGTTAGACTGGAATAAAGAAGTAAAAAGGATCACAGGAAATAAATCAACTAAAGAATTGGAAGAGTGGGTAAATGGTTAAGAAAATACGATCAAAATTAACAGATAATAAGCAAGCTTTTAAACCATTTAATTTTCCATGGGCATACGAAGCTTGGCTTCAACACGAACAATCTCATTGGATGCACACTGAAGTTCCTTTGATTGAAGATGTTAAAGATTGGAAGAATAAATTAGATGCATCACAGAAACATTTTCTAACTAACATCCTTCGTTTCTTCACACAAGGTGATATCGATGTAGCAGGTGGTTATGTTAATAATTACCTTCCGTATTTCCCTCAACCTGAAGTGCGAATGATGTTATTAGGTTTTGCAGCGCGAGAAGCCTTACATATCGCGGCCTACTCTCATCTGATTGAAACTTTAGGTCTCCCAGAATCCATGTATAATCAATTCATGGAATATCAACAAATGAGAGACAAACACGATTATATACTGAACATATCAAACCAAGATAACAACAAAGAAAACATAGCCCTGAATATTGCGGTGTTTTCAGCCTTTACTGAAGGTATGCAACTATTCTCATCGTTTATTATGTTACTAAATTTTCCACGACATGGTGTAATGCGAGGTATGGGTCAAATTATCACATGGTCTATTGTAGACGAAACTCAGCATTGTGAATCTATGATTAAATTGTTCAGAACCTATGTTGAAGAGAATAGAGAGATTTGGAATGATGAATTGAAAGGAAGAATCTATTCTGTGGCTGAAAAGATGGTTCAACTTGAAGATAAATTCATTGATCTGTCATTTGAAATGGGTCCTATGAAAAATCTAACCTCTGATGATGTGAAGATTTATATCCGATATATTACAGACCGAAGACTAATAAGTCTCGGATTAAAAGGCATATATAAGGTCAAGAAAAACCCATTACCTTGGGTGGAATCTATGATCAATGCTCCGGTTCATACTAACTTCTTTGAGAATCGGGCCACAGATTATGCTAAAGGCGCACTAAGTGGTACCTGGGAGGATATATGGGCGAAAGCAACATAGTAAATATCACAGAGTCAGCTAAAAGAAAAATAAACGAATTATTCATCGAAGAGAATGATCCTGATTTATCTCTTAGAACATTTGTAACTGGCGGTGGTTGTTCAGGTATGCAGTATGGATTTTCTTTTGATCAAGAGAAGAATGATGATGATTTTGAAATCCCTGTTGGTGAATGTAAGATTCTAATTGATTCTATGAGTATGCAATATCTTAATGGTTCAGAAATAGATTACACCGAAGGATTAGAAGGCAGTAGTTTTGTGATTAAGAATCCAAAAGCACAATCGACATGTGGTTGCGGATCTTCATTTTCAGTTTAATCGTAATAATTGGAATAACCTATAATGCATGGTTATCACCTAATATGTTGTTAGAATTTTCTAATATAAATTTTTGCGGATAACAGGAGGTTAAATGGCTTACTCTGAAAAAGTATTAGATCACTATGAGAATCCTCGTAATGTAGGCTCATTTCCTAAGGATGACATTAACATTGGTACTGGTATGGTTGGTGCTCCAGCCTGCGGTGATGTAATGAAACTTCAGATTAAAGTAGAAGAGGGTGTCATTACAGATGCAAAGTTTAAAACCTACGGTTGCGGAAGTGCTATAGCTTCTTCATCATTAGTGACTGAATGGATAAAAGGTAAATCATTGGACTCGGCTGAAGAAATTAATAATACTCTGATAGCCGAAGAACTTTCTTTGCCCCCCGTTAAGATCCATTGTAGCATTTTAGCCGAAGATGCAATTAAAGCCGCCATCAAGGATTACAGAGAGAAACACCCAGCATAAATGATAACTCTAACAGAGCAAGCCGCAGTAAAAGTTAAGAAACAATTGACCAATCGAGGGAAAGGGCTAGGAATAAGAATTGGAGTAAAAACAACAGGATGTTCTGGTCTAGCATATACTATGGAATATGTGGATAAATCCACAGAAGACGATGTATCATTCATTAGTAATGATGTGAATATATATGTGGACAAGAAGAGTCTTATATACCTTGAGGGAATAAAAATGGATTGGATTAAGCGAGGACTAAATGAGGGTTTTGATTTTATTAACCCGAAAGAGATTGATAGATGTGGTTGTGGTGAAAGCTTTAGAATTTAATGAAGATAATAAACCACTACTGTGAAGAATGTGATTCAGAATTTACAATTAAATATGATGAAGAGCAATGTGAATCAGACCCATTACATTGCCCATTTTGTTCCTCTTATCTGTTTGAGATAGAAACAAAAAATGATGAAGATATCGATTAGTGTGGTTATATAAAGGTGAAGAATTCACCGAAGATTTAATCGGAAATTCATTTGGATTTGTATATCTTATCACAAATCTATTGAATGGTCGAAAGTATCTTGGTAAGAAATTGTTCACCAAGGCCAGTAGAAAACAGACCAAAGGTAAGATAAAGAAAATCCGAGTATCATCTGACTGGAAAAACTACTGGTCCTCATCCGATACATTAAAAGAAGATGTAAAAAATCTTGGTGAATCCAATTTTTCTAGAGAGATTCTACACCTCTGTAAAACTAGATCGGAAGCATCGTATTATGAAACCTATGAGATATTTGTTAGGAAAGCTCTCATAGATGAATCATTCTATAATCAATGGGTATCAGCTAGAATCAGAAAGGAACATTTAAAGGACCTTTTCTTAAAACCGGACACCAGTATATAGTACTTGATTCAATGAAAATTAAGGCAAAGATGAAGAATAAATGTGCAACTGCAACATAGAAATAACTAAATAACTGTATGTGGTGCTTAATTCTAAGGCCACTAATTTTTAGGGGAAACAAATGAAATCTATTAAGAGTTTTTTCAATAAAATGTTCGATGTTATGGTAGAAATTGGAACTCTACGAGCCAAGACCATGACCAAATATAGAAGTGGGAGATAATTATGATATTCATTGACACTTTTATTGAAACTTTTCAATTCGCCAAGACAAATTTTCTAAACACTTATGTACCTGACAGTCGCGTCAGAATACCTTTGCAGAATTTTGTTGATGCTCAGACAGCTTTTGCCAAAACCATGACCAAGACGGTTGATGATTATATCACCTCTGAAGTTGTTAAATCTGTTCCGGGGTCTAGCTTTAAAATGTAATGGTACCCCCCAAGTATTAGAAATCATACATAAGGTATGTCTAAACAATACTTGGGTTCTTCCTTCTCAAAACTTCTTCGGGCCGATATATCAAACAACATAAAGTCGTTTGATCCCGTTATTCATAATAAATGGGTAATAAAGTTTTCGATATGTAATGGAGATAAAATATTAATTATGTTCACCTCAATATACACTGGGCAATGTATCATTAGATATTTCACCGATGAAAATAACGCATGTTCTTATATAAACTACGTTATTTCTCATGATGCCTCTATAGAGATACCCGCTTAATCCTGTTCGCGTAAGTTATTGATTCGGTTATAATATAATTAAAGCTTGACAATGAGACTGGAACGTGTTATTATATCGTATGACTAAAAAAATGAACGACCGAATTAGAGCACTTACTGAACAGGCTGGTATCACAACCAATCTTGATACTGACTATTTTGAAAAAGATATGAACAAATGGGTTGATTACTTTTCAGAAAAGTTTGCCGAGTTGTTGTTAGAGGAGTTTATTGAGGCCTTGGAAGAATCTAATGGTACCCACAGCGAAACATCCGAGTACGGGTTAAGTATATTGGTTAGTGATATAAAACGACACTTTGGAGTTGAAGAATGAACAAACAAATGCCTAAAATTTGGATTGACCCACCGGCTGGCTGGAGATATGGTTTTCCTAAACAATGGGACCAGATCGGCAATATAAATAAATGGTTGCTTAGTGAAGGTTATCCACAGAGAGAGATTGATTCTTGTGGAAAGCATTTCTTTGTTAGGCAGTGGAATGTTGAAGAAGATGAAGAGGTGCAGAAATGAACGAACAAATTAAAGAACATTTTGGAAATAAATAATGAACATATTCAACTACCAAGGAACATGGTCGCCATATGAGAACCTTTTTAACTCTAATATTATTCATTATCACAAGCACTTGTAGTGCTGAATCAAGGATGGTAACCGTACAACTCATCTGTGATGATAGAGACACGATTTTTAAGAGTATAACTGAAACATTTAAAGAAATTCTACAGTGGACCGGCAAAAGTCAAACACAAAATACTCAATCAGTCTTAACCGTTAATCCCAGTACTGGAGCATGGACATTGATTGAATTCACACAAACTACAGCATGCATATTGGCTGCGGGAGATAATTCAAGAAGCAGTTGGGGAACACCTGTAAAGATATTATTTGGAAATAAAGAATGAACAAACAAATTAACATTGGAGAAAATAATATGATTACGCTTAAAGATTTTATGGAAGCAACCGATTACAAAATTACCGAAGGATCAGACTTTACCTGGGACTGTTATGGTTCAAATGCTCATAGTTTGGATTCATGGAATCAGGATCAGGTGGGGCATACTGTAAATGTCGTGTTTGATACTATTACCCAAGAAGTATATGAAATGAGTGTGTGCGATTACAGCAACAATCGTGCTTATCGTTGGATGCACCCAGCTTATATTGAAGATTATCTGAATGAAGCAAAATCAAAATGTATTAATGCATATATGGCTTGGGATGAGGTTAATTTTACTGACCTTGAGGTAGTTGAGGACTTGTTAGAAAAAACTCAGGCCATTGTCGCAGGTGAAGAGTATGATACCCGAGTGTGCATTCAGCTTACCTTTACTGATGAAGAGCTATTAAAATATATGAAGTTGGCTCATGAACTTGATATCACATTTAATCAGTTTGTGGTCAAGGCATTGGAAGAAATGATGGATAGACATAACATACCTATGTCTAACCCTAAAAATTGGTAAAAGGAGAGTAAATGAAAGATTATTGGAGTTGTTCAAAATTCGCAGATTGGCTTCGGGGAACTCCGAAACCTACTGCCGAAACAAGTACGGGGTGGAGGGACTGGACAATATCTGCAAAGATGAAGCACCCGTTTCGGTATTGGATTTCTGATAACGCTCTCGACTACATACAATGGGTAATATATTCACCAAGTGAGCTGTTGTACAGTATTAAGTATTACATTAATAACCGGTGGGTGAGTAAAGCGCACCAACTAACAGCTCATCCCCGTGATATGAAGCCGGGTCATTGGCATGATGTTGGTTTCCGTTTTCTTCCTTGTCTCTTTAATGAGTTGGTAGATTTTGTAGAAATTGAAACTGCATCTATGCATGTTGCTTGTGATAAAGAAACCCGAGAAAAATATAAGGCACCATTTTGGGCGAGTGGTTGGTTTCGTTGGCGTGTATGGCGTTGCCCAGAAGCCGGGCTTGCTTATTTGGAGTGGTCAATGGCTCTTAAATCGGATGAATCATGGGGTCTGACTCAAGATCATCCAGACTTTGGTAAACCTAC